CAGCACCCGAGGTGACAAGGTTGTAGGAGTTCCCCGCAGTGACGGCAGCAACCCCGCTGTTAGCCACGTTAGACGTCCAGCAGACAGGCGGGTGGTCATACCAAGCGAAGTCGGGGATGTCGGAAACCAGCGCAAGCCAAGCGGCGTCTTTGCGCACGTATGCCTTGGAGTCTGAGGGGGCATCGTCGACAACTGCCAGCGTGCCAAGCCCTAGGTTCGTCCGAGAGGTCGGTTGAGACGCAAGGCCTGCGAGGTTGCCAGCTTTAGCCAAGTAGTCGGTCGCGGTAGCCGTAGCCATCGTGCCGAGTCCGCTGATGTCCGCGTTCGACAGCGTGATCGCACCCGTCCGTCCAGCCACCGAGGTGACAGGGGCAGAGGTAAGGAAGCCCGAAGGGTTACCCGAGAGCGGGTAGTACAGGCCGTCAGCCACGGCAGTCGTTGAATAAGCCGAGAGGTCAACCGACAGGTCGCCAGAGGTGACAGCCAGGGGAGACGTGACGCTGGTGACAAAGCCCGGTGGTACCGTGACCACTTCCCAAGCCGCGTCTTTACGGGCGTACTGTGAGCCGTCAATCGGGGCTTCTGGAACGCCAGCCACCGCTGCCGTGGTCTGAACCGTAGCGTCTCCAAAGGTAATGCCAGAACCGTTGATGGATAGCCCAGTCGGACCAGACGATAGGTTGCCGAACTGAAGTGTATTTGCGTTTAACTGTGAAAAGTTATCTGACGCATCGAGCGAGCGGATGGTGTTGCTGGTTACCGAGAACGCAGCTGTGCCGTTAAGAAGAGCGTAGCCCGACAGAGAGGCCGCCGTGATATAACTCTGGTTCTTGACGAAGGCCGTCGTCGCGATGCTGGTATCGTTATCGCTAGTCGCAGGGGTTACCGAGCGAGGGTCGCCTGTAAAGGTCGGGGAGGCTAGGTTCGACTTGAGGTCGAGCGCCGCCTGTAGATCGGTCTGCGTGGAGAGCGTGCCGGTGATGTCGCCCCAAGCCACCGAGGTCGCAGGGGTAACCCCGCCCACGTTAACGACCCAAGAGGTATAGGTGCCCGAGCCCGTGTGGTGGTTAATGTCCACCGTCAGCACACCCGTGCCCGAGTTGTACGTCAGCACCTCTCCATGCATATGGTTGGAGGCGTTGTAGGAGATGGTAAGGTTCTGGGTCGGCGTGTAAGATAGCCCAGTGCCAATCGTAAAAGTCTTATTGCCGTTGCTGACGCTGTTGCTCGTGACCGAGGTCGTCAGGTAGCGGTCGCCCGGGATGATGACCGACCAAGCAGCGTCTTCGCGGGCGTACTGAGAACCGTTGCTAGGAGCGTCTGGGATGCCAGCCGTGGTCTGGGTCGTTGCGTCTGGGAAGGTCAAGCCACCGCCGTTCGTAGCCAGGAGTAGTCTGCCGTCGTTGGCATTGAAGTTATGCAGGAAGTGCGTCCCCGCTCCCGTGTCATTGTAAGCGTCGACCACTAGGTCCGTGTTAAGGATGTTGCGGATTGCCGGCGTATAGATGCGGGTCGTGAACGTCGGGGACTCAAGCGTGGCCTTAAGGTCGAGCGCCGCCTGTAGGTTAACGCTCCCAGAGACCGCACCCGTAATGTCCGAGAAGGCCACCGAAGTTAAAGGCGTGACCCACGTCGTGTCGTAGTTCGTCCCGCTGACCTTGACTAGTGCCTGCCCCGTAGTCCCGCCAGCTGCAACGCCCGCCCCCGTAGCCCCCGTAGCCCCAGTAGCCCCCGTGGCCCCAGTCTGGCCAGCGGGAATTCCGAAATCGAAGACCGCCGCGAGAGCCGTGCCCACGTCCGTCACCGTAGCCGGCGAACCAGGAGCAAGGGTCGTCGTCGTCCCAACCGTGATCGTCGGCGAAGGGCCGGGCGTACCCAGTTCCATCGACAGGACAGCCGGAGCCGTCGCTAGGACAGAGACCGACAGCACCCCAGTCGTCTCAGCCACCGTGACCGAGAGCGTCCCAAGAACCTCGGAAGAGATGGTAATAGACATGGGTTAAGCGGTGACTTGGTCGATGATGTTAAGGCGCATGGTCTCCGAGTAGAAGACCGTCGAGCTGTAAGCAAAGCGGATGTCCCACCGAGCCCCGCCTAGGGTCCAAGCGTCGGTCGGGCTGTAGGAGGCCACGAAGGAAAGGCCGTTACCCGCCATCGTGATCGTCAGGGGGTAGACCGCCCCAGAGTAGTCGATGACCGAAGAGGTCACCGTGGTCGTCAGCAAGTTAGCCGGACCGCCCGCCTCGGGGGTGTAGGTGACGGTCGCCGCGAAGGTCGTGCCGCGCTTAAAAGTGACAGAGGTCGAGCAGGTCATGGCGTCTTATTGATGCGGGAAGTGGAAGGGGGGAGGGTGTTAGAGGGCGATTTCCTCCGTGGCACTGGTAAAGGACTTATCGTAGCCAGCCCAAGCGCCGTTCCAAGCCGTGTTCTGGGCGGAGAACAAAGGCCAAGCGGCAAAGGGATTGGTAGCCCAACTTTTAACGCCCCCTGTGTTATAGTCATTCACATAACCTTCCATAATTCCCATATAGTTAAACTGACTAGGAATAGTCAGCGTCCCGATTAGGTGCTGAGTGACAGTCCACCCCGCTGGTTCGCCGCCATATTGAATAGTCGCAATCTTAACCCGCTGGCAGTTGTAGTTCTTAATCCCTGCTGGAAAGAGATATTCAGCCCCAACGCCGATACATCTAAAGTAAAGTGGAATAGGGTAGCCCGGAGAGATTTCAATCGGGATATCAGTATATGCGACAGCACCGTAATACTTTACCGAGTCGCAACTGTTGTCTCCGTATGGCCTGCTTTTTTCAAGGGCTTCGTTTTCATCGTCGTCTGCGATGACCGCTAAGTAAGGTGCGCCGGAGGTATAGCCCGAAGCGTCAAACTGGTTCATCACTAAATACACTCCGTAAATATGGTCAGTTGCAACGTCGACATACCCGTCAGCCGAAGCCCAAGGGCTACCAGCGTCAGCCCCGACAATGATTGAGCCAGTAGGGTACACCGCAAAGTTCTTCACGTTAAACTCCTTGAGGCATTGTTCAAGGTACTCCACATAACTAAAGGCCGCAGGAGGATAAGACTGCGTATCCGTGACGAACTCACCACACCGCGCAAGAACCCGACCCTTGGCGACCTGTACGCCCCAGCCTTCGCCAGCGGGTACCACCTTAACGGTGAACTGCTCAATGTCGGGGACAACGCTGTCCTGCGGCCAAGTAATCGAACCGACGATCTTCTGGGTGATAGTCCAGCCAGCGCCGTAAGAGGCCGAGCCAATCAGCACCCCTTGAACAGAATAGACTCCAGCCGGCGGGGTGATCCCAGGTGGTAGCGATACTGGGCAAGCGTCAACCAACGTAGATGACTTGCTGACGTAGATGTAAAACTCCCCGGCGTCTTCGTTCTCAACCTTGAACGCGTAGACGTAGAAGTCCCCAGCTGAAATATTGACGTAGCCGTCAGAGGATGCCCAAGGCCGTGACGAACCTGTGCCCGTAACAACGTCAACGGGAGATGGCCCAGAAGGGTCGCCCGTTAGGTTCTCGGTGTATTCCGTGTCGTCGCAGTCCGAGTTGATTGGTCGGTAGATGTGCCCACCGCTGGCGATTTTAAGCGCTGGCACCATTTCGCCCCCGCCAATGTCTACGTCCTTGATGGCTAGTTGGAACTGATTAACGTATTCAACCGGGTCGGCTGGCGTAGGGCCGGGCCAAGTAATCGACCCGACGACGTGCTGGTTGGTGACAAAGGAAAGCGAGACGGCTGACCATGCCACCGAGGCCACCATGACTACCTGAGCGTCATAGGGGTCGTCTGGCTCTGTGATGCCAGTTGGCAAGGTTACTGGGCAAGCGTCTGCCAAGGTGCTGTCCGTGCTGACGTAGATGTAGAAGTCCGATAGGGCGGCGGTCGATACCTTGTAGGCGTAGACGTAGTAAGCAACCTCGCCCCCGCTCGTGAGGACGACATGACCTTCGTCGGAGGCCCAAGGGCTGTCCACGTTCACTCCTGGTACAACGACCAAGGTGGTGCCGTCCGTCGTAAGGACTTCAGCCCGCTTCTCGAGAGCGCAATCCCCGCCTTGGGGCATCCATACGTTCCCGCCCCGCCCGACCTTTAAGACGAAACTTTCACCGATGGGCAACTCAGGCACGTTGACCTGATAGTGGTTAACGTACTCTGGGCTGAACTCAAAGTAGGGGCTGAACTGTGCCGCGAGGAGAAGCTGATCGCCGGGTGGCGTCCAACCTTGTTGCTCGATATCTAGGGTAATCCCGCTGCTTGAGTTGGTTACGCTATACCCTACTCCTGGTTGAATGATGCTCATTAGCCTCCTCCTCCTTCTTCAGGCGCCGCGTCGTTGATGTAGACCTTTTCCCACCAACCAACAGAGGCATAGCGGATTTCGTAGCTTATTTTATAAAGGGCGCCAAACTCCTCGACGTTCACTTGCGAAAGAAGGTTTACGTGGCCTACGCCTTCAACCGTTCCAACGATGGCCCAGTCTGGGAGAAGGTCAAAAGCACCCCATGCCGTTGTTGATGTGGCATGGTTCAGATACCCAAGAATAGCAAGGACTGACTCGCTTTCGGTCATGTAGACAACCCCCGAGTAGGTGGTCGTTGTGGCAAGGTAACTAGTCTTGCCATAAATCATGGGGAACTCTGGGTCAACAAAGCCGATGAAGCGACCGCCGTTTTCAGACTCAAAGCAAGAGCCATGAAGTCCAATAAAGGATTGTTGCTTGGTGATGACGACAGGCTTTCCGTCGATGATGTTGGTGATGTAGTCGGCAGCGTTCTTGATATCGACTAATGGGCCAATAGCCTCTTGCGTGTAATCTGGCTCGCCAGCAATAGCACTAGCACCAAACGCCTCAACGTTTACAAAGAAATTGGGGTGCGAAGTGATTGGCGAAGTCGTCAGGCCGTTAGCCCCAGAGGTGTTTGCGTTTGTGATTAAGCCTTCATTGAATACCGGGTCGATGCCAACGTAGTCCACCGTGATCGTGCAGATGTCTAGGGCGTCCCAACTGATGCGCCACTTGTCGAGTTTAAGGTATGCATAAGCCTCGTCTGGGTGGTCCGAGCCCTTTACGAGGAACGCGTCAATGTCCGTGGTCGTGTCGCCCTTAAAGACAGAGGTCGAGGTGTTCAGTCCAAAGCCGTCAGCGATGACAGTCCAACCGGGCTGAAGGATGGGGGTGACGAGGTCGTCGCCTGTTATTACAAGTGCCATAAATTAGAGTCCGTAAGGGGTAGCCCTGTAGGGTGATTTTGTGAAGTCAGCTGGGACGCCGCCACCGTTCCCGCTGCTAGTGCTAATGGTTTCAAGGATAGCGGTCTGCTTGCGGGCTTCCTCGAGCTGCATGGTCATCGCCTCGATGACAGGGTTAGCGCCGACGCCGACGATATTGCCGAAGCCTTCGGGGGGCTTGAAGGAGGTGGGTCCGGTGGGGACTTTGGGTCCATCGTTTTGAGCAGTGCCATTAGGATATTTCAATCTAGCAACAGCGTCTTGAACGTCCTTTTCTTTAGACATGGCTTCGGCAGAGTTAGCGTCAAGGCCAGTGCGAATACGAAAGCCACGGAAGCCGCCAATTTCGTCAGCGATTTTGTTACGCATACCGTCTCTCTTCAGTTCCTCTTCGGTTTCTTTTTCGCGGGCTTTCTTAGCCATCTCCTGTTCCTTGGCGTCGTCTTCTCTTGCCCTGCGATCTCGAGCAAGGTTGACAGTCGCTGGGTCTAGGTACTTTGACTCGCCTTTGACGGCAAAGTCGTACGCCTCTTTGGCTTCCTGTTTAGCCTTTGCGATGGCAGCACTAATGAATGAGATAGCCGTCTGAAGGATAATCACTGGAGCGATAAAGCCCAAGGCGATGTCCTTAAAAGCGGTGCTAAACTTTTTCCCGATGGAGTCTAATTGATTTTGGAAGCTAGTCGTGGCGGCCTTGGCCTTGTCCATAGCCTGGGGAACGTCCGAGGTCGTCTTAATGTTTACTTCTAGGGATTGGGCCATGTTAGTCGGTCTTCTCCTTTGCCAAAGTGGAAGCAATCTTGGCCCGATGGGCCTCCATAAAGGCCTCTTCCTCTGGGGTCATAATCTTGACCTCGGCTCCCTTGCGAATGGCTAGTGCTGAGTTAAGCCAGATGGCCTGACACTCCGGCATCTCCCAAGCCCGCTGCTCTGGGATGCCCGACGCAATCAGGTTGGTGACGATAGCCAGTGGCCACGGCAAACCGTTGTCGCCCCCGCTCTTGCTCTTGTCCTGCTCCCAGAACTTCGGCCAGTCGTGGACGAGGACGTAGTTGGCATAGGCCTTGAGCAAAGCCTCGAACTTAGCAGGATTACGGTTGAGGCTTAGGATGCGTAACTTGTCTACCCAGCCAATCTGTCCAAGGGGTTCTTCGGCGCATACCTGACAAGCAAAGACAAGGTCGGCGGGAGTGATGCCGCGGTCGCCCGTGATCAGCGGGGAGTTAAAGGCCATCAGTCGCACCCGGTACTTGAGGCACCAAGGATAAAGCGAACGGCCCAGCAACTTGAAGGGAGCCGGGTCGATATAGGCGTTTAGGAAGCGAGGGTCCACGCCGTGACTATGCCCCTACTGGGGGCTGGGTCAATTAGGCTTCTTCTTCGGCAGCGTTAGGGACGCCTTCGTAGGAAACAGCCGTAATCGAAACAGAAGTGAAATCCTTGTTTGAGCCCTTCTGGGAAATAGCCGTGATGTTTCCAGCAAAGTTTACACTAGCCGTGCCTGGGTCACTGTAGCTTGTGTCCACGTTTAGAGTAAAATTAAGAGCAGCCCCAAGAGTAGGCATACTAGAAGTAATGCAAATGCCGTCAAAAGTCATCTCGGTTTTGCGGTCGTCGTAGCGGGCCGTCTTGGTCAACCCAGCCTCGTCAGCTACTAAGCCTGAAAGGTTAAACGAAGCGTTCACAGAGTAAGACTGCACGAAAAGTTCGCCAAATTGGGTGTCTGTGATACCGAAGATGCAAGTGGTTCCGGTTGAGATTGCTGCGCACATGGTTACTTTTGCAAGGGTTGGAAACCTTACGGGGCGAGACAGGTCATGACCGAGAAGGCAAAGGAGGTCGCCCAGCTGCGTTCGTCAATCCCCTCGTCCTCGGAAACGATGCTAACGTCGTAGCAAGTCGCGTCCCCGCCAGAGACAAAGGCGGCCTTAATGCTGACTAGGTCACGCATATTACCGACCAGGGCGGCACACCGGGTGCGGTGATCGGCTAGGGTCGTATCGTCGGCGTTAGAGAACAGGGTGATGCGGACCGAGCAATCGTAGTTCCCCTCGCCTTCGGGGAGGCTGGCAGGGGGTCGGGCAGAGTCGCAAAGGACGACGGCCTTGGGCAGGGTCTGCGTCGCGGCGTTGTCTCCCGTGAGGAAGGACACCGTGGTAAGCCCAGTCTGGGTCGAGAGGTAGGTCGCGAGCGTAGACTCGACGATGTGACGGATGGAGGCGGGCATGGTTATTTGCTGTTAAACTTGGCGATGTCCTTTTGGACTAGGGTTTGGATTTTAGCGGGCATCTGCTTGACGCGGTTGCCGTAGACTAGGCCGAGGACGCCTGCTTGGTCGGCGATGCCGTTGGCGTTCCCGTTAAGGTTTCGGACTGTGACGTTGGCAGTCTTGTCAGTAAAGGAGGTTTGGCTAACGCCTAGAACCGTACTGTGAGTAGTAATCCAGGCGGCACCGCG